TTATGCCTGTATAGCACACCTCAAATAATCTGGGATCTCATTTCGTAGTTTTACAATATCAATATCCGGCTCGATATGTTTCTGGTAAAACTTGTCTGCAAGCAAGTTTGCTATGCTATCTGCCGTACGATTTTTTACATCCCGGCTCATACTATCACAAAGAGCATCTATTTTCTTGCCAAAAGAAGCATTCCCCATTATCACATGATTAATAGAACTTTGTGCTGCCTTAACATCAAGAGTTAGTTGATATTCCTGACTCACAAGAGAAAAGACCCTTTGCCTCTCTTCAGTGGAAATTTTTGCATTTTTTTGAAAACAGTAATTATCAATCTCCTGGTTGATCACCCTTGAGGGATATACTATCCGTTCATCTTTTATCCACCCATTAATATCTTTAGTACTCTGCCTACTCACTGTATCCAGTATATTGCCGCTAAATTTGCGAACAGAAAAGCGAATCGTCCGTTCTCCCATTGAACATTTTATGACCTCATCATTCTTCCCTCGGAAAGAGTTCCTGAAGGAGTTTTCTCTATGGCAACTTATACCAAAAGAGCTGAAAGACGTACCTGTAGTATTCATCGGCATTATAATTCCTTTTTATAAAAAAGTGTTTACAATATTGCATACTTGTGTTTATTGTAGCAAGAAAAAACATGCATGCAATAATATTCTATTAAAAATTGTATTGTTTTATTCACATATCATGAGCGGTATGTTGACTCTTGTTACCAATATAGTTCACAAAATGGGTTGAAAAGGATAATAATATGCCAGTCATATTAAATTTTTCTAATGGAAGTGTATTGCCGGAAAATGAGCTGGAGGCTTTACGACATATTGCAAGAAGCAATCAGAATGACACTATTACTATAGGAGGCCGTAATATGAGGCTTCATTATATCCAGTTTATGGATGGTTTTAGTGTAGAGCCTATTCCTGGTGGACTTTGGGACCATCTTGGGGCAAGAGAGTCTCATCATCTCGCAGACAGCCTGGCAAGACAACTTAACGGAGGTAACACTTTTCTGCAGGCATACAGCTTATATCTGGAGCAGAGGCAAGCTGCCCCGCTTGTGCAGGAAAGCGTCATAAAAACACTACTAGATCGAATAAATTCGAATGCATTTCCCGTTAGTTTACAAGACTTTTCCTGTACTGAGGAGCATCTTAATTGTCCGATAACGCTACATATTCCTGAGACAGGTGTTTTTGTCAGAAATGCTCGAAATTCAGAAATATGTGCATTATATGATCAGGAAGCATTGACTGAACTTATCCTGCGTAACGCTCTCCACCCCCTCAGCCGTGACCCCTTTGCTCCAGAAATGATTATAAGCAAAGACAAGTGTCATTTTAATATAACAAAACAATGTTTTTACGCATTACCCATATACCCCCTTCAACAAAACAGTATTTAAAAATAAAAACACAATATAAGAAGCATACAATAAGTTAATCACCATATAACAAACATATAGCGAGGAGATTATTTATGCCCAAAATATCATCAGTTGTATCATCATGTTACCATCTGTTCAGTGAACATCAACAACTTTCAAATGAAACAACAATGACGAACTCCGTCTCCAGAAGAATTGTTCATAAAGAATATGGTATATCTTTAAAATCCGTTCCTGTATGGTTGGCTACAGCTAAAACTCCCCTTGCTCTACTCAATGGCAGACATACAAGAAGTCACTCATTTATTATTGCAGGGACTCCAGGAATGGGAAGCAGGAGCGGAGCCCAATACTATGCCATAAACAGTGATGATAAACGCTCCCGCATAGACATTGACTCTTTATTTTTAAAAAAGTTAAATAATGCGCGAAATCAAAATAAATTTCCAATCGATGTAAAAGAAACGGTTATAAAACTACAAGGCCAAAAATTTACATGCATTGAAGATTTTCATAAAAAGTATAATGAAACTAGGCTAAAGGCCAATACCAATATCCAACAAAAACAAATTGCAGATGAAGTAAAATCACTTACATATTTGATTCCTTCAGAAAAAAAAGAGATGTGGATATATAAAAACAATGGAAAAGATAATGCAAAACCAAACTTAGGAGAGCGAGACGTAAGAATGTTCGAAAATATTAGTCCTGATGATACAGATAAGATAACAGGAAGGAAATTTTCAGAGTTAGGTGAGTATCTTTATTCAGGAAATGTAATAAAACTCAGTCAGTTATCAATTCGTTACTTACCCAATATCAACTCAATCTCATTAATAGAGACAAAACAGAGTTTGTTGCTACATCGATTATATTCAGATGAAGTACTTCAGAGAAATGGAACACTTATCCCGACACCACTACATGAAGAAAAATCAATTCCAGCTGACAATATAAAAACAATGCTCAACAACATACCGACTTACAAAATGTTACCGCCATTCACAGAAACACAAGGTAATTGTTCTTCTGGCGCAGCCACGTTTTTACGCAAATCAGGCGCCGAAGAAAAAGATATTCTTGCATGTAGCCCCCGAAATTATGGGCTGCATCATAACATAAAAACATGGGACCCCTTGGTTAGAAATTAAGGATCCAAATATTATATATTTCATATAAAGCAAGGAAAATATTGCCTGAATAATTGTTCAGGCAATATATCCTTACATGGCACTATTATAATAAACTATTAATATAAAAACACACCAACAGAAAAAATTAAGCATCACTTGCAACAAAGGCTTCTTTTTTTGAATCAAAGTGACATTCGTCTTTTCTCATGATCATTGATTCTGTTATAGGTTCTCGACTCAGAGGATGAGCTCCACCAGTTTCAACAAGTTGCACTAACGCGTCCTTATCATATAGAGAGCATATCTCAGCACCTCGTGAGTTTCTCATGAACACTCCATTCTCAGGTGTGTCCAGCGTTATCGGGCATGTCAAAAATGACTCCGGGCAAGAAAAGTGATTAGAATCCGGTCTAAATACACAAGAATTTATTTTTTCCATTAATATTTTATTACTTGTTTTATTTTCTCTGTGTTCTGCCATGACACTCTGAAAATAGTTATTAACACTACTTAAAAAATCGACACCTCCATTTAATTGCCTTTCCAGAGCCACAGCCCTTCTCTCCATTCGATGCTCACGCCCCAATAGCCTATCCAGTAAGCCTCCTCTCACCGGTTCAACTGAAAATCCATCCAGTAGTTGGACATAGTGAACAGAATATTGGCCACTACCAATGGATATTCTTATTCCACTTTCAAGTCTGGCTGCATCCTGCAAAGACTGCACTCCTGCAGGAGATAATTGAGATATACTTGGGATACTTAAGGTGGTAACAGGCATAAAAACCTCATTCAGTAATTCATATCAGTTTGCAGGATGTTTCATTAAATAAAGGGTAATGTTCATTTCAATTACCCTTTATAACGAAGTTTCCTCTGGTATCGTCATAAATGCATTCTTCATGTTTTACAATTATTGATGCCGTTATTGGTTCCCGGGTCAGTGGGTGGGGTAAGCCTTCACCAGTCAAACGAGAAAATGCAGCGGCATCAAATAAAGTACATACATCTGAACCATCTGAATTCTTCACAAAAATACCTTTTTCAGGCTGCTCCAGTGTAATTGGACATTGAAGCACCTCACCAGGACAGTGAAGTTTTTCAATATCAACAGTAAAGGTACATTCCGATATTTTGGCCTGCAAAGAGTTCTCTTGTCGCTGCGCCACCATTCCAGGAAGAACGCTTAACACCCTGTTTCTGAGCGCATCAACTCCATCATTAAAACCAATATTCAATAATTCTGCATAAACCAGTCCCAGCCCTTCACTTTCTGCTAAAAAACGGCCTGTATCTGGCATATAAGAAACTCTAACTCTCTCCCCTCCCAGGAGAAATCCTCCAATCTGCCCTTCCATTACCTGCTGACGCATTTCCGCCATCTCATTCGCGAATGAAGTCGATGATATATATGATACTAATCCAGGCATTACCATATTCCTTCATACAGATAAATATTTCCTCTGGGCTTCATAACAAACATCTCCCTGACATGGCAACAAAAACCGGAGCCGGACTCCGGTTTTTGTGAATCCGTCGGGTTACTTCATCCCGCCAATATTTTCCCACCTCCCGTCAGCACGCAGGATTTGCAGCGGTCTTACCACACACTGTATCTGCTTTTTATCTGCATCCAGTATCACCACCTGTGTGATTACCCTGTCCTGCTCCGGAATAATACCATTCTCATCGGACTCCAGGATGTCTGCCGGCCCCAGTCGCAGTTGTGCTGTAAGCGACTGCACGTGTTCACGGCCATCATGCTTTCCGCAACCACACAGACGCTGCATAAGTTTTTTTAGTATGTTCATGTCATTCTCCTGTTCTGCCTGTATCACTGCCCACTTCATCCAGCCCCTTAACATCCTGCCACGGCCCGTCACCAAACCTGACCTGCAAATGCTGAAAAAAACCCTGAACCCGTGTGGCATCTTTGGGGTCAAGAAAGGTCAGTCCGGTGATGAGCGCACCATCTGTATCCGGGAACCAGCCATGGCTGTTTGTCTCAATAATGCTCGCCGGCCCCAGACGAAAACGGATTTGTGTCTCCCCCGGGTCGCCCTTCGGTCCCTGAGGTCCGGTTGCCCCCACCGGGCCAGCCGCACCTGTTTCTCCTTTCGGTCCCTGTGGGCCTGCCGGGCCTGCCGCACCGGTATCTCCCTTTGGACCCTGTGGACCTGCATTTCCCGTCAGACCGGTCTCTCCCCGCTCTCCCCTGTCGCCTTTCGGCCCCTGCGGGCCTGCCGGACCAGCATCACCTGCCGGTCCCCGTTCACCGGTTGCCCCGACAGGACCGGTGTCGCCACGCTCTCCTTTATCTCCCTTCGGCCCCTGAGGACCCGCGGGCCCCGGTTCTCCCTTTGGCCCGGGTGGCTCCACCACTGTGGGGATTCGGTTTACGGCTTCTTCCGCCGCTATCCTGCTTTGTTCCGCTGACTGTGCGCTTTCTGCTGACTCCCGGGCTTTTTCTGTTGCGGTCGTTGCATCCCTGGCTGCATTACCGGCTGCACTTTCTGCCGTCTTTTTTGACAACTCAGCATCTGCTGCACTTTGTGATGACTCACTGGCTTTTTGAGCGGCCGCAGAAGCCGAGGACGAGGACGCATCCTCTGACTGCTTTGCTGAGGCTGCACTTTCTGCCGCCTGCCGGGCTGACTCCGATGCCTCCCCTGCTGAAGTGTCAGCATTTGCAGCGCTCTCTTCTGCCTGACTGGCTGATATGCCGGCATTCCTCGCTGACGTCTCCGCCTCTCCGGCATTCTTCTTCGCCTCCTCAGCGTGACGCGCCACCTCTTCCACCATCAGTTCAAAACGGCGCAGTGCCTCCGGCCGGACGTCATCCTCCGACATGGCACCGAGAAAATCATTCAGCGTCCCCGGTTGAGAATCTTCATACACGGTGATGGTCCCGGCATGTGACGGCGGGAATCCTTCCACCAACAGAATGACGCTGTACTGACCGTACTCAACGTCCATGCTGTAACGACCGGCTTCATCCGGATTTTCAGAGGCCACCGTGTTCACCACCACCGTGCTGCTGGTCCGTCTGGCTTTCAGTTGAATGGTACAGTTCTCTACCGGTTTTCCTGTGCCGTCTTTCAGTACACCTGAAATCTTTACTGCCATATTCAACCCACAAAAAAGCCCGCCTGAACCGGCGGGCTGTCATAACACTGTGTTACCTGGCTAATCAGAATTTATAGCCGACACCCACGATGAAGCCGTCAGTGCGCCAGTCGCCACTGCCGGAGCCTTCATAAGCAATATCAATGGCCACGGATTCGGTCGGGTTAAACTGCACGCCAGCTCCCCACGCCAGAGAGGTGTTGCTGTGGCGACCGTCATCACTTCCGGTCAGCACATCGTGCGTTTTCCCCTTGTTGTCAGTTACGCGGAGATAATCCCCGGAGAAAGTCGACACACGGCTGTAAGCCACTCCCGCCATCGCATACGCGCTGAACCATTCATTCACGCGCACAGACGGCCCCGCCATTACGCTGAACCAGCGGTTACGCACGGAATCTTCATGCCAGCGGGTATCGCTGTAACGGGTAATCTGGCGATTCCTGTCTCCTGCATAGCTGAATGACGTCACCAGCCCCAGCGTGTCCGTGAATTCATAACGGTATTTCACGTTAATCCCGTTAAGATTATCGCTACCGGGAGCGTTCGTCCGGGCATGAAGATACCCCGCGCTCAGCGTGGCCTGCTGCTCAGACGCCCATGCAGGCGCACCGGATACGGCCAGACAAATGGCTGCGGACAAAATGGCGGCATAAAGTTTACGCATAATTACCTCTCGCTTTTCTGCAATAAAAAAGGCGTCATTTCTGACGCCCGTTCTGGGTTATAAAATTCAGCTGATACTGATACCTGCTGTGGATTTTTTCATCACCACAACCAGCAGATCGCTGATACTTGCTGTGGGATACCAGTTATTTACCAGCCATGCTGACACCGAAAACTCCAGCGTCATGTGACCGTGACCGGCAGGCATATCAATAACGCCACTGTAAATCAGCGTATTATCCAGCGCGGTACGGTTATAAATTTCAGCACCGTTTTTCCGCACTATCAGACGGCATGAGGAGTAAATATCAGTATGCTCTCTCTCATGTTTAGCGCCGCTGAATGCCACCGCCGGAATAACAATTTGCCGGTCAAACGGCTGATCGTCATAAACCCTGACGGTAATGGTCCCTGATGGCCACCGCTCCGGTGCACGGGAATCCCGGGGGAAAGCTTTGCCCACAGTTTTAACGAGGTCGCCTTCAATCTGGTTTGCGGACAGTTTTCCCTGATGCCACAGTTCTCGTTAATGGTGACATTATTGAGCGTGCCGGTATTCGCGGTAATTGCTCCGCTGATATCCGCGTTCCTGGCTGTCAGCTTCCCTTCCGGCGTCAGGGAAAACGTCGGGGGATTGCCGGACGAGGTGATACTCACCGCAAACAGCCGCTTCAGGAACACATCGTTCATGAACAACTGATTCCCCTGCGCCACAAATAACGGCGTGGTGTTGCCGTCCTCCGGGTTAATCATCGCAATACGGTCAGCCAGCAGCAGTATGTTGCTCAGGGGCTGGCCATCAGTATCCTCAATCCCCGCTCCAATACCGGCAACATAGGGTATGCCATTTTTTGTTTTCTGTACCTTCAGCATGTAAAGTGCAGCAAGGTCATCATTTGTGTCCTTCTGCACGCGCTGTATCTGCTGTATGGTGGCGCTCTGGTCCTCCAGCGTTTTACTGACCGTCTGTGTGATTTCATTGCGGGTTTCGGTGATGGAGGTCTTCATCTCCGCCATCTCATCCGCAAGCTGGCTGTTGTCTATCAGCTCCCACAGCCCCTGAGCCAGATGCAGTTTTCCTATTTTTTCCCGAAACAGCCCCAGATACCCTTCTGCATCATTGCTGGCCCGGCCACTGGCTTCCACAAAAGCAGATTTCCCCACCAGGTTGACGCTGCGCACGTAAAACCAGAAATCCTTCCCGGGCTTAATGTGCGGGCCGGATACACTCCACTGACTGCCGGTCCCCAGATAACGGGCAGAGGTTTCCACCTGAGATGTGTCTGCGATTTTTGTCTCCGAAAACCAGAACTCAAACTGTACCGTCGGGTCATACACCGCAAGACGCGGGACCGCTGTTATCTGAAAATAGCCCGGTGTCAGCTCAATCGTGGCGGGTACCGCAGGTGCATTAATCCTGAACGTGGTGGTGGCCGGTTCCCCCTGCTGGCCATAACTGTTAATCGCCCTGACCGTCAGGGTGTATTCCCCCGGCGGCAGACCGCTGAAACGGTGCTCTGTATCCGCGGTGATGGCGGTGGTCACCAGACGGCTGTCCTCACCGCTTCCACTGGTCAGGCGCAGACTGAAGCGCACGCCCTTCACCACCCGCGGCGTGTCCCATTTCGCCTGCGCCAGATACTGGCCGTCAGCTGCGCTCACCTCCACCGTCAGGTGCTGCACTGCCGGAGGGATGACGCTGTTCAGGGTGCCTGACTGCGCTCAAAGCGGGCACCGTTATCCACGATGGCTTCTTTTTCCGGTACGTGCTGCACCGCCGTGATGGCAAAGGTGCCGTCCGTGTTTTCCCGGACGGAGACACAGCGGAACAGGCGACGGCGCAGTGACGGCAGGGATAGTCCCCATACACCGTATGTCTCCACACCATCAGGCAGGGTGCTGACCTGTACCCGGTCCGGCGCGGGGTGTGCGGTGATGTCCACACTCACCGGCTTACCGCTGCCGTTAATCAGGTTCACCGTGGCGGCACCGGTCTCCGGCAGTGTCACCTCACGGTCCAGCGTCAGGGTGCGGCTGGCGGCATCGATGGACAGGACACGTCCGCCGGTCATGGTCCCGGCATAGTCGTTATCACAGATTTCAATAATGTCACCGGGTGTGTGACGCAGCCCCTGTGACCCGAGCGTGAAATCCACCGTCTGCGTTTCCAGCAGTCCGGTCTTTATCACCCACAGCCCGGCACGGTGGGCCTGACCGCGACTGGTGCAGCCGAACGCATCCATCTTCAGCAGGTTGCGCCCGTAGCGCAGTATGGCTTCCGGGTCTTCCACCAGTTCCGTGGAGGTCTGCCAGCCGTTCTGCGGGTCGGTGTAATTCACCTCCACCGCCGTGTGGCGGTCCTTCAGGGCGCTGAAACTGTAGCGGAATCCCACACCTTCATTGTCAGCCACCACATCACTGTTTGTGTAGGGCCACACCACATCTGACGGACGGTCCTGCACAAACGTCAGCGTCTGGCCGTTCCATACCGGCATACAGCGCATCGCCGAGCAGAAATCACTGAGAACGTCCCACGCCTTACGCTGTTGTGACAGGTACGCATTAAAGGTCATCCGCGGCTCTGTGCCCCCGAAACCATCCGGGACCGTCTGGTCGCAGTACTGCCCGATGGCATACAGCGCCCACTTGTCCACATCCGCCGCCCCCAGACGTTTTCCCATGCCGTAGCGCGGGTGAGTCAGCATGTCCCACAGGCACCAGGCCGGGTTGTTGCTGTATGCCGGTTTCAGGCTGCCGTCCCAGATGCCGCTGTACGTGCGTTTTTCCGGGTCATAGTTTGACGGTACCTGAATGATGCGACCGCGGATATGGTAGTTCACCGTCATCTGCTGACCGCCAAACTGCTCCGCATCCACCTGCAGCCCCACAATCGCCGTGTTCGGGTAGCACTGTTTCACATCGATGATTTCGGTGTATGACGACCAGAGCGTCTTATTCTGCAGCTGGTCCGAGGTGCTGTCCGCTGTCTCCCGGACCATCCGGATGTTAAAGGGCCGCTCAGGCAGATTATCCAGAATCACCGACGCCAGAAACTGCGAGGTGGTCTTGCCGTTAATGGTGACATCCTTTTCCGTCACCCAGTTACCGTTACGCTGTAACTGAATCAGCAGGCGGACGGATGTCGGGTTTCGGTCACCCTTTGACGTGGTCTGCACCAGTGACTGCACCCCGAAGGTGACCCGCAGGCGGTCAATGTTCGCGGACGTAATGGTGCGCGTCACCGGCTTTGCTTCGTCACTTCCACGCCCAGTGCGGTTTCCGCCCCGGAGGACTCAAAGCCTTCAGGTGGTGTCTGCTCCTGCTCCCCGGCGCGCCAGACCGCTGTCACACCATGTATCACAGGATTACCGTCCGTGTCCGTCAGCGGGGTTTTGTTCACCAGGATACTCTGCAGCCCCTTCACCGGACCTTCAATCGGCCCTTCACCAATCGCATCAATCACGCTCATCATCTGCGTGGACTTAAGATTGTCCTTTGCCTCTACCGGCGTGTGCGCCTTGCCGCCACCTTTGCCCAT